ACTTGTACGTTGTCTAGGGCTTCAATTTTACCAATTACCTGTTGTTTTAACTCGGTCATTACTGATTGAATCATGGTGTACTCCTTGCTATTTCATCTAAGGTATCCTGTACCGCCGTTTGAAACAACCTATCAATCTCAGATTCCTTCTCGGCGACTGCTTGCCGTAAGAATGGTCGCCCCCTCATAAAGCGTGTACCGTCATGAACAAAGCTTGCGTAATAGGCTGTGGGCTGCACGTAACCGGATAAATTGCTTAACATTCTATACTGGTGTGATGCTTTCAAGAATCCGGTACGCCGAGGTGCATTTATAATTGACTGTCGCTGAACAGTTAATAGTGCAGTCTCTATAGCTTTACGGAGATTCTTTGTCATTATAACTGGACTTTTCGCAAAAGCAGCTCGTATCTGCGGTAGGTTCTTAATCTTTATGCTAACGTCACTCATACACCGTCCTGACTAATGAGGGTTAATTCTATATGATCTAACAGGCCAGCACCGGCCCACTTCTGTACGCCTTTTACACCATACTTCTTGCCGGTATCAGTAACCCTAATCTCATCACCCTCTTTAATATCTACATTAGCATCAATAAAGCCTACCCATTGCGTTCCATAGCGGTTTCCAGACATTTGCAGGCGGTCTGGGCGACTTTCTGGCTGAATATCCATATTATACGCAGTAAAGGTAGCAGACACGCTGTAGCGGTTCGTAGAGCCTATACGACGCTGTCGGTATATTTGGATTTCATCACTATTGAAGTAAATCATTTTGTATCTTGCAGATTGTATTGAACATATCGCTGCAAAACATCATCAAGGCCTAATTGCTCAATGATTGAACCACCGCCACCGCCTGACGTTGGGTCAAAGTATTCAATACTCCTCTGTCCCTCTTGTTTACGCTTAACAGCTGTGCCTGATGCACTATTCTCAACATAAAAGGCGGCTATGGCTGCGCAGGACTCACTAAGGTCATACGGCACATCACTGAACCCTGCCGAATAGGTTACACGGTAGCGATTCCAGCCCTGAGATTGCGTAAAGTTAAGCTCCAACACGCCAGCGTTGTTATCAACAAAGTAATCATCACTGTCTATGTCACTCCAGCTGTCTTGGTTCTCAGTTGTGTTGCGAATCTGAAAGCTGCTAACACTAACTACTGGCCGCATATATAAGCTCAGGGCGTTACTACCCTGTCCGTCATATTCTTCATTAGTATAGGTCGTTACAACAAAGTGGTGGTTATATGGCAAATTACAAAAGCCCTCAATCATTTGCGTAGCTTGATTGATTTTGCGCTTAATAATGTTGTCCTTAGATGTGTCGCCACTATCTATACCTAAAGACTCCTTAACGTCACTTACTGTGGTGAGCGCCCAGCTTACGAGATCTGCCATTGCTTACTTTCTTGTTACTTTGCCATTCAGTTGTGGTTACATCCTTAGTCTGGATTGCAAACCCGCCGTCTATAAGCCCAAAGCCCTCATTGGCTGATACCTGGATGGTTTGGCCGACGGCGTATTTCTTGTGGGGTTTAATTATCTTTACTCTCATAATAACCTCCCTACAGTCCCCGAAGGGACTGCGTAGGCAAGCTACTAGACTGTACCAAGTCCGCCTACTTCTACGATTCCGTTTGTAATCGCAAGCTCACCGTCAACACGACTTTCCACACGAACGTATGTTAAGTTGCTTTCAAATGCGCTCTTACCGCCAACGGTTGCTTCAGTTGAAACATCAACTGTTACACCTTGTCGATCAGCAATGAAGTAGTCTTTGAAGTCACCAACGAACATTTTGCCATCACCGATGTCATTTTGTTCATAGATTGGACGACCACGAAGTACTGGAGAAGGACTGTTTGCCAAACCTGTTAGTAGGTATTGGTTATTGTTGTCTTTAAGCGTTGCAACCTTAGCCCAAGTATTCTTGTTAGCCACACACACTGCGCTGCTACGGTAACCCTGTGGCAACTTGTAAAGTGCCTGGATAATCGTGTCTGCACGTGATGCGTCTGTTGCGCTTGCTGTAAGCGTTGTAAACGAATAGTTGTCAATACCAGTTGGTTTGCCAGAACCGTTACCTGTCCAGAAAGCTTTGTCCTCTTCTTCTGCAAGAGCAGTACCCATGTAGTTAGCAATCAAGTTAACGATTGAACCACCAGTACCCAACTGTGCGTCAGCGACCAACTCGTTTGATAGAGGGACGATTGATGCAAGTGAGTAAGGGGTAAGAACGATCTCGCCAAAGGTTGCTGTAGAGGTATTCTTTACAGCCGCCTCAGAACGCCAGAAGGTTCGTGGACGTGTAGCCAAAGTTGGAAGGTGGAAGGTGTCTGTCGTAACAGGTATCACTGTACCAAGTTGGCGCATAACTGTTGCGTCACGTCGATCTTCAACAATCATGTTTGCAAACTCTTCTGGTACTAAGTAACCACCATTGGCAGGAGTTCCTTCTGTAAGGATCTGCAATTTTTGACGATCACCCTGTACAAGAGCTTGTAGCATGTGGATTGTTTTACGACTGACGGTAACATTCTTTTTACCAGCTTGTTTACGTTCAGCAATTTCAAACTTCTCATCTTCTAGTTGTTTAACAGTTACTTCACCCATTTTTTGATCAACAATTACTGGGCTTGAAGCCTTTGTGACCTTTGCTTCAACTTGTTCAAACTTAGCAACGAGTTCGTCTAACTTAGACATTTTCTCGTCAACTTTGCTTGAAACGCTATCTGCAAATTTAGATGCTGCTTCCTCAATTGCTTTTTCGTCGTCGCTTTCTTCTGCTTTGATGTCAGCTTCAAGTTCTTGCAATTGTTTAGCTTCTGCGTCAGTGATAGTACCTGCTGCTTGCTTATTTCTTAATTCTGCGAGTAAACCCATCTATAGGTCTCCTTTCATATCAGAAATTAGCTTTTCACTAGCTATTTTTATCATTTTTGCATGGTTGACCGTCTTTGGGCTTTTTGACTCTACTATTAGTCTGTCAGCAGCCTTAGCTACCACTTTGGATAGCTCTAATCTCTTAGAAACGACCTCCTGCTTCGACCTTATCGGAGCAGAGCTTTGCAACTCTTTTTCCGAATTTATTACAGATTCTAACTCTTTAATCTTGAGTTTTAACGACTCAAGTTCAGTAACCTCAAACTCTTTGGTAATCTCATCACTGATACCGGCTTCTTTTAGAGCCTTGCCAGCTACAAGCCGTGCTTCAGGGTTGGCCGGTACGGTAACTAAGCTAATTTCATAAAGTTCAGCTTTAGTAATCGTGTTGTCATCAATCTCATTGGCCCGGAATCCAACTGAGAAGCTATTTAATATACCCTCTTCCATTAATTGTTTGGCAGCCTTACCCCATTCAGTAGCATCAGATATTACACCCTTAAACTTTAGGGTTGGGGTAGCTCCAGTTTTATCAAGCCAGACACGAGTTGCCTTGCCTAGTGGTTTAGTATGATCGTGCATCCATAAAAGGATCGGGTTAGCTTTAAAGTTCTTTAGATCCCAGCCAGTTTGTTGTATCACCTCGCCCTGACGGTCAACAACGCTTGAAGAGGCAACAGCAGTAAATTCATCAGCCTTCTTCTCCTCAATGGTTGCCTTAACGTAGTTTGTGTTCATAATTCTCCTAAGTTACAAGTGTATTAAATAACAACCACCGTTACTGTCAACAACTCTATTTAATAGCCGCCAGCTCTGCGTTATCTGCCCCGTCTTTCAATATCTTTCCAGCACTACCAGCAATTGTGTGTGCAGATAATGGCTCGTCCCACACCCCACCAAGACTAGGCATAGTTGCAATAGCTGGAGCTACAGGCAATCCCTCTGCCCACAAGTCCAAGTTGCCAAGGTCAATAGCCACGCCAGCAGGGTAGGCTACATTCACATCATCAACATAGAAGTATCTGTTCGTACCAGTAGCGTCAGTTGCCCCTGTAACTTTCATTTCAATCTGTCCATAAGTAGTAGTAGGTGTAAAGGTGCAAGCTAGTAATTGCCAGTCAGTACTTGCAGTTGCCACGCTAGTTATTGTTGTACCGTTGTCGTAATCAATCGTTAGGGTAGGTTTGGTGTGAGTACCAGCCCAGTAAGCCGAATTGTTTATCTTTACCCAGAGTGATACAGTCATTGTTTTATTTTGGATATTGCCTGTTGGAACATTCTGTTCCCAGTGCATTAAGTTTGGTGAATAAGTCGGTTCAAACCTCATCGCAAAGCCCCCAGCCGTTCGGACGGTAGTGTCAGCTAAACCTGTGCCTGTACGGTAAATCGTGCCATAAGTCATAGCCGTAAAATCATAGTTTGCAGTTTGATTATAGTTTTGAAACCTCATTTTTGAGCCGTCAACACTTTCCCCATTGTTTTCGGTTGGCGAGTTGAGAACTGGTTTAACTATACAGTTATCGTATAGAACTGATGAGATTGGTGAATAGCTGGCGAAGTTTGAAAAAACATAATTTGTGGCAAGCTCTACTCCAAATGTTTCGTTTCTAAAAACAACATTGGTTGTTACATTAAAATTATAGAATGAGCGGTTTGTATAATCCCAGATGTTATTTTCAAACAGAATATTGGCAAATGGACCATCGTTGCGGAATATATACTGAGCACCCCAAAAATAGTTATTTCTAAAAGTTGAGTTATAAAGACCGTTATTACCTAGTAGTTGTGACCCATTATTATACACATAATTATCTTCAACTAAGGCATTTTGAGTTCTAAACCAACCACCAATACCTGTCCCATAGAATATGCAATCCTTGACTGTTTTTGATGCTGTTGGTGGTCCATAAAAAGTGCTACTGAATCCACCCTTAAAGTTGTGGCAACGCTCAGCGATTACGGTTTTGCTGTTGTGCCAATTTACTGTGGCATAGATAGAAGCACCTACAAAAGCACTGTCTACTGTTTTCAGGTCAGTAATGTTAGCCACACTATCGTTCCACTCACTTGTTCCGTTAGTAAGATTAAAAACAGCTCTTGTTATGTATGCCCCATCAACTGTGTAACCATTACAGCCGTTTAGAAAGTTGGTAATGGCAGCACTGTTCTCTACTGTTATTTCTACTCCATAGCCATTAACTCTAAAAACTTTACCACCAGTTAGTCTTTTGGCAGTGAGTATATTTTCTAAAAATGTAATATTAGTGCCAGATATTGTGTCAATCGTAAATGGTGCAGTTTCAGTGGTGCTGCCAGCTGTCTGAGCCTTACAGACAACCACTTTATCACCAGGACTCCAGCCTGTTGAATCAGTCGTAACTATGCTCTTTTGATTAAAGTTAGCGTCCGAAGCAAGCTCGGTAACTCGTGTTGCAGGTACTTCACCATATAACTGAAAACTTGCCTTACCAATATAATTAGTGTGTGAAGAGTTGCCACCCTGACCTATGCCTGTATTAGTAGCAGTGCCAGAAGTAGCGTTTTTAATATTCACGACAGCTTTTTGGGCGTAAGGTATGCGATTAGTTTTCC